CGAGAACGCCAGCTCCACCGTGCGACCGTCCATGTCGATGCCGCGAGCGTCCAGCACAGCCGAGCGCATCTGGCGCTGGCCAATGGGAGCCTTGCGGGCGCTGGGGTCAGCCAAAGCCGCGAGTACTGCCGCAAACTCGGCGGCATTCGGAGCTTCGATTTCTACCGACACCTCGGGCGCTTCCGGTGCTTCAGCCGGCGCGGCCATCTCTGGTGCCTCGGGCGCTTCCGGCTCCATCATTTCGCCCTTCGCAAACGTCACCGTGTAGCTGGTGTCTGTTTCCTCAATCGCCAGAATGTGGCGCTTTTCCAAATCCATGCTTCTGTCTCCTTCGTGTTCTTGAATGCGGGCGTTCGCCCAAGAGCGACCTACATCGCCGCCCCAAAGCGCCCAGGCAATGCGACCGGCAGACGGGTAGCCGTCGTCGCCGGGGCTCCAGCCTTGGCCCTGCTTGTCCACTTCGTGCCGGGCGAAGTACGAAACCATCCGCTGGATGGTCTCCACCGATAGCATCCGGCGATTGCTGATATCGCGAGCGCGAGCCACGCCGATTTCGGTGCCACCGCGTCCGAATTCCTGCCGCCAATCAAGCCCACGCTGGGCCTCTGTGGCCATTTCCTCGGTAGGCCGGTACGGCATTAGGGGATGACCGGCTGCGGGGCTGTGGCGGGCTGTGGCGAGGCTAGGCCGTAGGAGGCCAATAGCTCCTGCTCGGCTTGGCGTTCGCGGATAACGTCCTCGATGTCGAGGCCGCGTTCAGCCAGCGCCTGCGTGTTCGTCATCAGCCCGTTCTGAATGGCCGTCACCGTCGCTTCGATTTCGTTGCGCGGGTCCACCCACTGCCAGCCGCGTGGCACCCACTGCGTTAGGCTGAACTTAAAGTACTTGGTGGCCGGCAGGTTCACCGTTGCCGAATCCAGCGTCTGCCGGAGCCATGCCTGATAAACCGGCTGGCAGAAATGCTCCACCATCCACCACTGAATGGCCCGCCAGTGGTCGCGCTCCTCCAGCAAGCCCTGCCGAATCGAGGAGTACGAGACTGCCTCGAGGTTGTTCGATAGGCTGGTGTAGCTGACGCCAAGGCCAGAGGCGATACCGCGGAGCATGGCCGCCTCGAACGCCGCAAAGGCTGTCGACGGGTGCTGCGGGTCAAACGCCTTGAAGTCAACGCCCTGCGGGAGCTGCTCAAAGGTGCCGGGCGAGACATCCATCTGAATGCGCCCCTGGTCATCCGTGCCGTCGCCGACGTAATCATCGCCAGCCGGGGTCGTGAAGAACCCCATTTTCGCCGACGAGATGCGCGCGGCCACCAGCTCGGCCTCCTCATAGCCGCCGAGCATCTTTAGCCTGGTCATTGCCGTGGCCATCCACGGGTAGCCGCGAGTCTGGCCGGGGCGCAGCTTGCGGTAGCTGTGGATAATCTGCTCGGCAGGGATACGCTGACGCTGGACACCATAGCCGGCGGCGAACTGGTAATCGTCGGGGTGCTTCTGGTCCACGTAGTACGCAAGCGGCTTGCCGCCCTTGTCGATTTCCACGCCCATGCGGATTTCCGCACCGTTGCTGGCCGAGCCGTTGTACTCAACGTCGATGCGATCTGGGTCGATGAACTGAAGCCGGAACCGCCAAGGGTTGCCGCCGTCCGTGACCTTCAGGACGAAGCATTCGCCGTCGCGGGCCACGGATTCAATGAACATCCGTTGAGCGTCGAGCCAAGTCATCTGGCCATCTACCGTGCAAACGCCCAGTTCGCCCCACGCCTTGAACGAGTCCTCGAGAATGCTATTCGCGGTCTGGTCTAGCGGCCCGCCGAGGTCACGCGCCCGAACCTGTAGCTGGATGCCCTTCGCCCCGACCACATTCGTCGTGGTCATGTCGAGGAACCGGCGAGCGTAGTCGTTATTGATGGCCAGCTCACGCGAACGAGCGCGGAGCGTCTTCAGCGTGTACCGCAGCTCGTGGTCGGCGCTTTTCGTCGTCGTCAGCCAGTCAGAAAAAAGCCGCCCAGTGGCGGCTGCTTCAAACTGTCGGCGCTTCGGCGCTGGCTTTTGTCGAAAGAAGTCCCAGAGTTTCAATTCGTGAACCTCACGAGGATTTTGGAGTTCACGCCCTTGCCGAGCTTGATGGCCTCGGCGCGGCGTTCCTTCGCCACTTCGGCAAGGTAGTAATCGCGCCATTTCACCAGCTCGTCCGGGCTCATCTTCGAGAGACTGCGGCCGGCAATGGAGTAGCTGAGAACGTCGGCATCGGCTCGGTTGTTTAGGACCAGCTCGATTTTGTAGACCATCTGTTCGGCATGGGTGCGCGGGTCATCGTTCGCCGTGACGCGGTTCGGGTAAATTGAAACCGTGCCAGAGCCAATCTCAATGCGCTGGCTGTCCGAGGTGCGCGTGATGAAGGCGTACCAGCGATAGTCCGAGTGCGTGTAACCGTTGGTCGTGGCGCTGGGAACTTCTACAATGTAGTCGTTGTCCACCTCGGTCGCCGTGATATCGATGTGCGTGTTGCCGCTGTGCAGGTGGCGCAGGACGTAGGAAAGGCTGTAGCTCGCCGTTGGGTAGTCCGTGCCGAGGTCCGTGCGCTTCCACATCCAGCGGTCGCCGACGTATAGCTCGGTTGGCTCCTGCGTCGGATAGTTTGCGCGGTCGAAAAGGTTAGACACTGACGGTCTCCAGAATGAGGCAGCACAAGCCACCCACAGCCCCGCCTAGGGCCGTTGCGGCAAAGTCCTTAACGTCGGGCGTGCCGTGTCCGCGCTTGTCCCAGACCTCCTTACCCGCGCCCAGAAGGGCAGCGGTGCAGATGGCAAACCACAGGCCAAGCGGGTACAGCGTTGCCGCCATAGCCCAGCCCCACCAAAAGTGCGCTTGCTTGTCTATGGCGAACTTCACAGCGGCTCCTGCACCATCTTCAGCCCCAGCCGCGCAAACGCCGTAAACGGCTCCTGCACGGTCACATCAGCCGTGGCATACACCGCATTCACCTGCGCCTGCGTGACGGTCAGCCCGCCAGCGATGCACATCTGGTAGCACATCACCGGGTCGCCGGGGCTGCTGCCCGTCTGCACCCAGTCGCCGTTTGCGTCCTGCTCCCACACCTGCTCGGGAACGAGCATGGCGAACTCAGGCGAGATAAGGCCGGTGCTGACGTAGTGCGTGGCAGGCGCGTTGCCCGTAGCAGACAGCCCGGTGAGCCACATATTCTGCCCGCCCGTGGGCGAGAGAGTCGCGGCGATGTCGCGGGCCAGCGGCGTGGTGGCTGCTGTCGTGATTAAACTGCGAAACGCCCAATCCATTAGATTACGACCCCAGTCTTGGTTGCGACAAAGGATTCAGTGCTGGCAAGTTCTGCTGCGCTTAGGGTCTTGCCGCAGACAATCAACTGATAGATGCGTCCGTTGAATGGCGACGAAGTATTGTTGCGGCGGCCTATGTACAGCGGATAGTTGCCGTAGTTGCCTGTACCTTGAGTTGCAGACGAACTGCCGGAGGCAGCGCCATTCTTTCTGATGGATGCAAGCGGGGTACTGATTTTTGATTGTGCCGTAATAACATTTGTAACCGGAGACGCAGAGGCAACAGAGATAAAGGGCGTACTTGCTGTTCCCTTGCTAGAAAAAGTAAAATCGTTTCCACCAGCGGAGCTAGGCGCAAGCAAATAAAACGAGCCGTTGTTCGTGTTTACATTTGCAGACAGTTCAGAAATAAATGCTAACGCAGCATCGCTCAGTTTGGTAACGCCAACGCAAACTGACATTTCGTCCGTCGCCGTGAAGTCAATGCTGTTCGTGCCAAACGAGTCATCTGTGATGAGGTCAAGGTACGGCAGAAACCCCGCCGTCGCGTAATCAGTCGCCGCAGCGATGCGCTGGTAAGTGCCTGCGGAGGAGCCGGTGCGGAGGTCGGCGCCCCAGATGTAGATGCCGCTAGTGCCGTCGCCTGTATAAGAAGGGTCTGAAGCAGTAGACCGATTGCTGTCAATAATGCCAATGTAATAAGTTTTTGAACCGGAGGTAGCCCAAGTTCCGGTTGTTGAGCACCTATACCAGCCGTTACCTATTGCCTGAATTGCCGCAGTGCAATCCGCAGCAACGTTGCCAACAACACCATTTTCTAAGTCAAAGTTTGCTCGCCCATTTCCAGAAGAGCCTGCGGAGCGAATGGATAACCACGAGCGTTGCGCTTTTTTTGCGTAAACCGACAATGTATACGTTGCAGCGTCGCTTGTTACGGCCCGATAACTTGCGTGGATGTTGGTTGCTGTAGATTCTTGAATGTAATCTGCGGTATTTCCGCTAAGTGGGTCAGTGGTTACTGTAGTGTTGGCAACCGAACCAGAACCAAAAGCATTTAACGCCAATATAGACCACGCCGCATTATCAAACTGCTCGCTATACGTAAGCAGGTTGTACCGCGCACGCAGCACAGGGCGCGAGGCGCTGGTGGCTTGCAAGGCGTGGTTGCCTGCGAGGGCTTTCAGCGTGATGCCGCTTACATCAATAACGCCGCCGCTTGTGATTTGAATGTACAGCGACGAGGCTGTTGAAGTTGCTGCAAAATAGCAAGTTACCGTCTTTCCAACGGTGTCTGTATTCACAATGTTGTTTGAGCCGCCGCCATTTGAAGCGGCTTTGCCAATCATGTACCAAGTGCCAGCGGTTACTACGGAAACAGTAAACGTAAGTTTGTAAAAAACTCCCGCAACAGAGGCAAAGTTATAGTACGAGCCGCCGCTAGCACCGCCCGTTACGCGAACAGTGGATGTCCCAGAGTTCCATGAAGACGTAGTTGGGGCAACGGCAGTCCACAACGTTCCGTCAGTGACTAATTCACTCCCCAGCACCAACCCCTGCGACTTGTCCAGCATCAGCCCGACAGGCTGCTCCACCGCAGTGACGGGAGTCGTGCCTACGGAGTCTTGGAACAGCGTCGAAAAATCGTCAGGAGCATACCAGGCGCCCTGCACGCCACCCGTGAACAAAGACGCAGGAGAAAACCTTCCCCCTCTCGTCGATAGTTCTGGGATAGACAGGCCAACGCCGATTCTCATGCCGATTCCTTTTGTTTGGTTTGCCAGTGTTGCCGCACAGCAGTTCGCAAAACGGCAATGCGCTTGTCTTTTGACTCAGCAGACTCATTTCGCCTAGCAGCAGACATTCGCGCTCGAGTTTCCGTTGACTTTGGCTTCATTCTTACGAACGCATCAATTTGCACCATTGGTCTAAACTTTGCTTTCCAGCGCAACCGAGATGCGTCGCTCATCTTTTTTTTGGTTTCTTCGGAATGCTTTCTGCCGGTTGAGGCAATTCGCATCTTTTCTAAAATCTCTGGAGTTGGCTTCCATTTTTTTGAGTTTTCGGAAAGCCACTTCCTAAGTTCGTCTGTCATTACTCGACCGTGCTGTCCAGCCGGCATCATGTTGTATCCGGTATTCGTCGCATCAAAAAAGTCCATCCAGTACGCTTCGCGCTCGTCTAGCTGCTCCGGCGTACATTCCTCCATGATTTGAATTGAAAAGGCACTAAGCCCGTACTTTCGCATCGAATCATAAAGGTGAGACTTCTTTCCGGCATTGGCCGACTTTCGATGGGAATACCATCGATTCAAAATATTGACAGATTGACCGACGTAGATTTTTGCGTTTACGGTATTACGCAGAACGTAAATTCCGCAAACGTCCTTCACTAGTAAATGCCGAGAATCAGCGTGGCCGTCGAGGTCGTCTTCACGAGCTTGGGGCGAATCGGCAACAGCGTGCCGGCTGCAACGCCGGAGAACGTGATGTCGGCCGAATCGTCAGCCAGGCGCACCACAACCGTGCCAGCGCCGCCGACCCACAAAGCCTTTGGCGTGAGCGCCAGCTCGGTGGAATCGTTCGGCGTAATGGCAAAGCCCTTGCGGCCAGAGGACATCACCGAGTCAACGTCTGAGAACTTGTCAGCCATGATTTTTCATCTCCAAGAATTTATGTAGCCACCGGGGCGCCGCATCGTTTGCGGTCGCCGCACCACCGTCGCTTGCTGTGCAGGCTGCACCGGCTCCGGCTTTGGCTCTACGACCTCCTCAGAGGCCACAGGAGCCGACTTTCTATGCTCCAGCACGCGAGGCCCAGCCCTGCCCAGAAACGCCGCGTAGGCGTACACCATGCAGTCGAGCGCCTCAGTCCGGACGCCAGAAGCACGCGGCTTGTAAGCCCGAACCCGGCGACCTTGAACCGACTTGTGGACAATCACTTCGTTCGTGAGCTGCTCGAACCATTCGGGCTCGACGGCCGCGCAAAAGTGGAGGTAGCCCGGTCCCGGCTCCAGCACGCGACGCAAGCGCCCGTAAAGGAGGTCCTTCGCCGTGTCCACGCCCACAATCCAGACCTGCGCCGAGGTCTTGCCGGCGCGGCCAGCCGCTTTCGGCCAGATGAGCCGCCCAAACCCGCCAGCGCCCTTGATGGCGAACACCCGGCGAGCCTTGCGGCGTGCCGCGTAGCCGTAGACCTGCTGCGTGAAGTGGCCGCCGGAGTCCACCGCGACTGCCTCCACCAGCAAGCGCCGGCCGTCCTCGCTGGCACGCTTGGCGGCCACGAAGGCGTCCAGCTCCAGCCACAAGGCGTCAGAGCCGGGGTCGCCGCGTAAAACCGCGTGCTCGACCAGCCATGCTTCCTCGTCGCGGCCCCAGCCCCAGATGCTCACCTCGAGGCGGTCATCTTGAACGTCGACGCCAGCAGTCAGCAGGACCACGCCAGCCGGAACCGTCTGCGGCCCGTACTGCTCGCGCCGTGACGCCAGCCCTTGCGGAGCCACCGATTCGCCGCGGTCCTCGAAGGTCTCGCCCAGCGAGGTGTTAATCCACGTTTGCAGCGTCTCGGGGAAGCGCTTCGCTTGCACGAAGGCCACCGCCATTTCCGACCAAGACGACCAGGGCGAATACAGCTCGGAGATGTGAAACGACGCAATGCCACGAGTGGCCTGTGTTGCTCGCCATTCTCCGGCCTTCAGCATCTCGGCCTTGTCGGCCTCGGTCAGCATCACGCCGCAATGCTGGCAAACGTAGGCGGCTTCTTCCGGCCTTCCATCCGGCCATTTGACCTGCGCCCACACCAGCCGCTGGAACTCGTTGCAGCTTGTGCAAGGCACGAA